TCGACATTGGAAGCACTCAGGGTTCCTCCTATGAAGGCATCATTGGTTACAGAATTCAGATTGATGATCGTGAGATTGGATGATTCGATATTGGAGGTACTCAGACTTTGAGAAAAAAGTCTGGATGCCGAGAGTGTTCCGTTTATGTCCACGTTATTACTTGAAGTGATACTGGCTGCAATTATGGGTCCAGAAACCGTAAGGTTCGAGGTCTCTACGTTGGACGCACTTAGGGTTCCTCCTATGAAGGCATCGTTGGTTACGGTATTCAGGTTGGTGATCGTGAGGTTGGATGTTTCGACATTGGATGCACTTAGGGTTCCTCCTATGAAGGCATCATTGGTTACAGAATTCAGATTGATGATCGTGAGATTGGATGATTCGATATTGGAGGTACTCAGACTTTGAGAAAAAAGTCTGGATGCCGAGAGTGTTCCGTTTATGTCCACGTTATTACTTGAAGTGATACTGGCTGCAATTATGGGTCCAGAAACCGTAAGGTTCGAGGTCTCTACGTTGGACGCACTTAGGGTTCCTCCTATGAAGGCATCGTTGGTTACGGTATTCAGGTTGGTGATCGTGAGGTTAGAGGACTCTATATTTGATACCGAAATGGTTTCAGGAAGCCTAGCGTTATCAAGAGTTCCTGAAGTAACATTGGACGCATTTAGGTCCGACAAAGCGTCACCCGAACCGATGAAGTCTGTGGCCTTTACATTGCCGATGACATCCAACTTGTGTGTTGGTTGTGCGGTCCCGATGCCGACGTTCGAACCCTCGACCACCACGGCACTGTTCGCAGACCATTCGGTTCCATCCCATGCGAGAATTTCACCGATCTGGGTTCCGTTTGCAAGTCCTGCGTTCCCGTAGACCCACCCATTCCCGTCATAGACAATAGCCTTCCCGGTGGAAAGTCCCGACGAACTAAGAGGCACACCGAAGAGATTACTTGTTCCATCATTTACCAAAAACTTATACTCGGCGGTATCGGTGGTACCTATTCCCACATTGGACGAAAAGTAACCATTTCCGGTGGAACTCAATGTTCCAGCCTTGATTTCTCCATCGATGTTAGCAGATGTCCCAGTGATAGACGTTGCGGTCAAGGTTCCAGAAACAGATGCCCATGCAGTCGTTAGTGTTCCACTTATGTCCACCTTGTTGGTGCTGATCGTGCCGTCTACTGTGGCATTCCCGGTGATAGACGCATCACCCACCACCGTTAAACTTTCGGTAAGTGTATCTACAATTAAACTTGTTGCTGAAACAGTGGCAGCAAAGACAGTCCCAGTGGTGGTCAAGCCCGTTGTCGTGATGGTTCCGGTCTTGGGGTCAGACTTTAGTTCCTTGTTGGATGTCAAATTGAAGTTCCCGTCGCTCAACTGAATGGCTCCCTTCTTTCCTGAAGCAGAGGCACTTCCACCTCCACCGCCAAGGTTGTTGTCTATGGAACTCATTTCCTACTAATTAAAGATATAAAAACCTTTTCAGTTACTAACGATGGACCAGTTTGATCCTCAAAACGAAAAGCATGTTCAGTGGCTCAAGGGCTCTTTTGAGAAGATGGAGTATTATACTTCACCTGATTCTCAAAAGAACGGCAAGGAGTTTGTCCGTTACGTAAACTCCAACCCATTTGGTCTATCGGTCACCGCCAGCAACGTCATGGACTGGCCGATGATCCACTCGATGATCGCCACTAAGTATGCCAAGGCGGTGCTCACCGGTCAAGCCTGGCTACCCTGATCTCGTATCCTGAAAACTTATGCCTGACTTCGTCAAGGAAATTTTCCATAATTTGAGTTCCCTGGTTTGACATGAAATCCACGTAGATCATCTGTTCCTTGTGATCCACCTTGATGGGTATTCCAAGGCTTCGCATCCCATCAAAGTGGAAGGGGTTCACTGGTACCTCAATCGTAGTTGTCTCAATCATCTTGAATTACATTCCCACGTTAGTTTTAACCCTGTATCCTTCGAACATCTTCTTAGCCTTCTTGATACATTCGTCGTGGAGGTCCCCAATGAAGTATCTGGACATCGTGACGATCACCATTTTTTCATCATCGTCCACCTGGGCGTCGAAGTCTATAGTCCTGATGCCCTCGAACTCCAAGGGCGAAACTTCCATGGCGATCGTCTCGTGTCTCATACTTAAAAATATAATGACTTTTATTTTTAAATATGCTCTACTACAGTTGCTTGTTCAGGAACGTGCCGCCGTACATGTTCAAGAAGCGCACTGAACTGAAAAGACCCACAAAACGGATGATCGAAAATCCACACAAATACGTCCATGACTGGATGGAACATGAAGAGCTATATTCTCGTCTTCACGATCAAAAGGTTCGTGAACAAGAGAACAAACTGGATGCCATGGAGATGTTCTGTAAGGAAGAACCCCATGCTCTAGAATGTAGGGTATATGACGTTTAGTTAAATAAAAAAGTTATATTAATTTAAATGTTGCCTGAAATCAAACTTTTACCTGAAGAACTTGAGTTAATAAATAATATTCAAGACCATAATATAAAATCACATTTTGGTGCATGGATTGATTCAATTGATGAACTCAAGGAAAAATTTTCTAATTCAAAACCTGTAAAACATATTATTATTGATAATTTCTTAAATATGGATTTTGCAAGAAAATGTGCAGAAAACTATCCAGACAATTTTTTGGAGAACCCCTCATGGCACAAATACAATAACCCAATCGAAGTTAAATATGCAAATGACAAATTGGAAACATTTTCTGTTCATCAAAAAGATTTGATTTATTTTTTAAGTAGTAAATATATCACAGGTCTATTTAGATATATTACTGGATTGGATCTTGAAATTGATCCTTATATACATGGTGCCGGACTTCATGTCCATCCGCGTTATGGACGCCTTGGTCTTCATCTTGATTATGAGCGTCATATTTACCTAAAAGATAAGCAACGTCAACTTAACATTATATTATATCTTTCAGAAAATTGGAAACCAGAGTGGAAAGGAGATACTCAGCTTTGGTCGTCTGATTGTAAGAAATGTGAGATATCTTCTCCGGTGGTATTCAATAGCGCAATTATATTCCAAACTAATGAAATTTCTTGGCATGGTTTACCTGAAAGTATTATGTGTCCGGAAGATGTATACAGAAAAACAATCGCTTACTATTATTTATCTCCTTTGTCATTTAAGAAAGATGTATCAAAAAATGGTGCGAATGAGGATGGATATCGTTACAAGGCTTATTTTGTTAAGAGACCGGAAGATCCTGAACTACAACAAATGAAAGAATTATATAAAATAAGACCAAATAGGCGTATTGAGAAGGAAGATATGGATAAAATTTGGCCGGAGTGGACTCCTGAACTTTTTTAGTGCTGAGCCAGTGAAAGAGCGAACGGATTTTTGTCCAGCTGCTTGACGGCGAGACCCAGATTGTTTGTCCTGAAATCTGCATTTCCCTTGAAGGCATTGTTATTCTGCTTCCAAGTGATATCGTAGTTCTGACCGAGATACTGATTCCCGGCACCGCCCTCGATAACGGTCGAAGCGCTATCGCGAGTGTGTGTGGTGGCACCCTGTGCCTGGGTGGCTGAACCGCGGACGTTCATGCGACCACCTGGGGGCGTGTAGCCCTTGTTGCCGCGGTCAGAGGGACGCAGCAGGATGGTATTCTGAGTGTTCTGGTAGGCTCCCTCGAATGAGTGAATGCCCGGAGCCGCCACGTCGTTGATGCGAGACTGGAAGTTCGCCTTGTTGCGGGTAGGTATGTCTTGGTTGGTTGCTGCGGGAACAAACCGCTTTGCGGCACCGAACTCAAGACCGTCCATGCGGGTCGAGGTCTCCGAACGGATCGTGGGACGCTGGGTCTTCACGTACATCTCGCGTTCACGCTGACCGGTGAGCACGCCACCCTGTCCCTGCGCGCGACCCCGTTCCAAGGGACGTTTATTCTCTCCACCCAAAAGTTGATAAGTTTTCTCGGGACGATTCTGGGTGACCGTGAGACGCTCCGTGCCCCTGCTGACAAAGTCCTTGGCGGGACCCGACCTGCCTGGGAGGGTGGTGAGCTTGTACGCGCCGACGTTATTGGGCATCACACGGAATTGCTGCTGATAACCACCGTAGGCGGGAACGTTGGCAGGGACGCCCAAACCCGGACCGACGAACCTACGCTCAGCGGATGACAGATTGTTCATGCGACTCGAGACATTCTGCCGATCGTACAAGTTGTAGACGGGCTGACCAAACGGGAACTGAACATTGGGAGAAGTGTCCTGAAGGGTCGCGACGATTTCTTTTTTCTGTTTTGATGTGTCGACATAAGGTCCAGATAGAATATCGGTCACAAGGGTCAAATCCTGACTCGGTGTATTGATATTGTTACCAAAAAACGGCAATTGCTGCGTCTCTCGGTTCGGAACGGGTGCTGGAGTAAAACCTTCTTTGCGGTCACTGCTGGCAATTTGACGACCTGCCACAGCAATCCCTAACAAGGCCACAAGACTCAATGGGTCCATATTAAAACTAGAGTAGATTTTAAAAATCACTTGTATCTACGCTCAAAAAGAACATTCTGGACATCAGCCCGACTGCTCGACGGATCCCAAGACCTGGACCGGAGCGGTACTGAGCACGACATGTCCTTAGAGGGAAAGTCATACTCGCGACCCTGATAACCCTTCTTGAAGAACGTGGTGGACTGAGGGCGAAGCATGTCCTCGACCAGAATCAAATTTCCTGGAGCACCCTTGCCGGCCATGTAGGGAGCCGTACCATAGATGGGCGTAGAAGCACGACCCGAGCCGGCGTAGTTGAGGTTGCTGACAACGGGAGGCGCGATCACATGATCGTAGGCGCAATCCACTGGCAGACTCTCGGCGTCCAAAAGAACCTTTGATGTGTTGAGCTGATAAGCCATATTACTATCACCAGAGATTTTAACTAGTGGTGCCACCGAAAGTGCCTCTGAGTTGCTGAAGTTCTGGCATCCTGGACTGACCGAACATGGACGCGTCGTTGGGGTAGCAGGCACTTCCATCGTCCCTGCAGACCTTATTCACCAGGGGGGCGTAGGCAGCGCGAGCAAATGCTCCCTGATCGTTGGGAATGGTCGTGGACGGCATGCTGTAAAAGGCACGGAACGACTGATTGCGGCTCGAGTAGACATCCGCTTGATCCGTGGGCGTACCTTCGTTCAGGAATGCCTTGACCTTGTCCTTGACGGTCGGATAGTAGCATGCCGCCGGGCGCTTCGGATTGTCCGTGTAGTCCGAGAGAAGTACGTTGGCCATGGGATTTTCCTTTGTCGGCTGTTCGCATGCCTTTCCTGGAGTGGTCGCGTTGAACCTTACTCCCTCCTCCTCGAACGAAGCGGGTCTCATGGCTTCCTTGATGCCACCCGCCAGGAACATGGACGCCATCACCATAATAACCGTGAGACCCAAGTAAATAACCCTGATGTCGCGATTAATCACATAAAGGATCGCCATGGTGTAGAGGATGAATCGGGTGGCTGCGTTGAGCCTCTCCACGGGATTCTGTTTAGCCAAAGGCCAAAAGATCAGCACCTTGTTCTTGGCAAACAAGTGCGATGGATTTCTAAACCACGGTTGTTCCATTCTTATTTATTGACTAGTTATTTTTTTCAAGCATCTTGGTCAGATTTCCCATCAGCGGTCCGAGAGCACCCATGATCTTGTTCTCGTCGAGACCACCCTGACCGTCACCGAATTCCTGCTCGACCTTTGCGGTCATTTCCTCCATGATCTCGGGCTTCATCAGGTTTCCGAGCAGACCGGCCAGTGGATTCTCCTGTCCATCCTGTCCCTGGGGTGCAAACAACTGATTGATCTTCTCTGGCGAAAAGTCCATATTGGTTTGTCGGGACGCCTGAATCTCCTCCTCGCCGACATTGTTTCCGAGAACGTAGAGCCCCTGGACGTACTGCCAGATGGCCGACCGACTGTTGTCTGAAAGCTCAGACTTCCACATGGACTCGAGGTCCAAGGTCTTCAAAATTCCATAGCTACGTGAAAGTTCCTCGAAGATGCGTTCATCCTGATTGCGAATGAGATCCTCGTGGGGCTTCACATTCTTCATAAACGTTTCCAGGCAGACACCAGGGTCCTTCTTGATCAGCATACTGACCGTATTCCTGTAGGTCTTCACAATGGTGTTCTCTGGGAACGTGTGAGCCAGCTCATCCACAAACTGCAAAAGAAGCTCGTTAAATGTATCTACACTGGCCATAGTATTATTTAATTAGACTAAAATCTTTAATTACATACCGCGACTAACTTCTGGGAAGGGAGTTTCGTAGATTTCCTCGCGCTGAGAGATTCCGAGATAGACGATCAAACCCACCAAGATGGCATTCAGAATGGCGGGCTTTATCATGTCGGCATTCCTGGGAGGCGCCTCACGGTTGAGACGGGCCACCAACTGGATGTAGCCCATTGTGATGACCGCACCGACCAACGCCGCGACCAAAGGATTTTTAAGCGAATCACTGATCATTATTAAATAAAGCAGATTTTAGTATGTTTAACGGTTCGCACTGGGGTTGATGGAAAAGTCCTCTTCGTCGTCCATCGGTGGCATGGGCGCCCTCCTCATAATTTTGTCGTTGAACGTAAAACTCTTGGTCTCTTCCTGAGGCGCAACGACCGGCTCCTCTGACATCGGCAATGAAGGTTCCGAGGGCGCTGTGGGCTCCATGGGCTCCATGGGCTCTTCTGGCATTTCAGATTCGTCCTCCACTGGCAACTCACCGCCGCCGGGAAACATGGATTCCTCGGGCTCCGGTTCCATCTCCGGCTCCGGCTCGGGCTCCACGGGTTCGCCATTCATTACGTCCACGGCATTCTTGTTCAGGTAGGTCTTCAGGATCTGGTTGATAGGGAGCATCTCCTTGACGGTCTCCTCGACCACGCCGTCCATTCGCTTGAGCAGATCCTTGCGGCGGTCGTTCCTGCTGACCACCTCCTGATAGATATAGGGATCCTCGTAGATTCGCTTGGCAACATTGGTGTAGACGCCCAGAACGAATACGTCGTTGGTGGGAATCTTCAGTGACACCTTCCTGGAATCCTTTGAGAGCCTTACCGAGGAAATGATTTTGACCGTGGCCACGAAGCACGCTGCTGTCATCTCATCCAGGCATCCCCCACATCGGTCTACACACTTGCCGACCTCAGTATCGATCTGGTAGTTGTTCCACTGAGGGATCTTGGCGAGTTTCTCTTGAAACGCCTTGAGCGTGTTGCGTCCCTGGGTCTCCACCTTGGATTCGGCATAGAGCGAGTCCATGCAGTCCAATGCACTCGGGAGAATAGTGGACGAAAGTTGGTTCAAAAGTTCCTTCTTGGCTTCCACAAGAACATTAAGGTTATTGTCCATAGTTACTGATAAATCGTATTTAATTCAACGATATTTGTCCGCGGCTTTTTTGAGGTTTGCCAGGGATGCAAATTCATTCTCAGGTTCCTTGGACTTGGGCTTGGACTTGGCTTTCTTGGGATACCACGAAACAAATAGCTGTCCATTTTCATACAACTGGGTGAAGAACCCGCCGTTGATGAACTGGCGCTCGACGTACTGGGCTGCCTTGTCCAGGTCGAATGACGGAAATCCTATAAGGAACGAAGGCACCTGCACCCAGGTCTCGTGCAGTCCCAAATCGGCGACTTGCCTCACCTTGGTGCTGGCGCGTTCGTAAAGCTCCATATAGAGTTTCTTTTTTAGCTCTCGCTTTCTGTGGTCGATCTGTTGTACCTCGTCCACTCTCAGAGGCATTGTCTACTAATTCTAGAGTTTTTACTAACGAAGATAGGGCGTACTCACGGGTTCAAACTGACCCACGTCCGCGGTCGCGGTCGCTTCGTAAGCTTGAAGGTCCTCGCCCCACTTTTCCTTGATCGCCTGTTCGGCAAGGGCCAATGCACTCTTGTTGGGAACGTTGGCGTTGGCAATGGTATCATAGGGCAACCATTCTCCGACTCGAATAGTGTCCTGGAAAGCCTTTATCTTATCACCATCCTTCAAAGGCTGACTGGTGATACCCTGAATTTCAATACCATCCTCATCCCCGATGGCGATCACGTCCACCTCGGTACCGTAGAATCGCTCGGTCTCCAACAGAAGGAAGCGACAACGGTAGGTCGCAGGGACATTGTCAGGAACCGTGTTATAGTCCTGATCGCGTTTGAGTGTCTCGAGGTAACTTATGAGGGAGGCGCGAGCCAGCTCTTCTTGTTGGGTGCCATCCCCGCCCCTGGTAAGCACGGCATCCTTGTCACGAGCCTGAAGGAATTTGACATAGGCATCATAGACGTCCGGACGCTTCTGTTTGAGTTCCTTAATTTTGTCAGGGGAGTCAAACACCTGAACGAACACCGTCTCTATGGGGAACATCTTGAGACCCTTGGTTCTGAATATCTCTTCGGTGGTGGCATCCAAAATCTTCTTAATCATCAGAGCCTTGACCGCCACATCCTCCACTGGGTTTCCGGTGATTTCGAGGTTGCCCTCTGTAATGACGCCAGTGACAGCAGGACGGAATCCAGCAAACCCGCGATCCCACCTGAGCCCCTCGCGGTTCATAACGAGGTATCCCACAATCGCGACTGCCAGCACGATGAAAAATATAGTCTGCATACGCATCTTATATAATGGTGCGAAATTATATCCCCTGATAAATTCACCGTCGCTTGTAAGAAAGCATGTTTGCTATTATGTTGTACAGTCCACGATGCCAACACTGCCTCGAGATATTCAAACTTTTGGATCAGTGTCCCGTGAAGGATCAGATCAAATATCAAAACATTCATGAAGAACCCATTCCAGAAGATTATCGCAAGGTACTCACCCACGTTCCTGCGTTGATCACCAAGGACGGGAGACCTTTGATGGGACCGGAAGTCAAGCAGTGGGTTCTTTCGATGATGCCAACCGAAGTGGAATCCTTTGATCACTCGGCCTTTGCTTCCTTTGATGGTAACCCCAATTCGGCACCTGGTCTTTTTGAACTGGAATCCTACGGCGCTCCTTTGGCACCTATGATGACTCCCGAGCTGGAAGCCAAGATAAACAAGAAAGTCACTAACTGAACAAATGATCAGAAGACCTGATGAAGTTCCAAAGTCACTTGGTAATGTATATTCTTACAAACAGGGTTACTCGTCATGGAAGGAGTTCATCGACGATCGTGGAGAAGAAGGTTTCAAACAATTTCTAAAAGACCTTTATGATCGTGATTACTTAAAGAAAACGCGCACTACATCTAGTAAATGTTCTTGAAAACTATTCAAGCATCCGCATTTAAAAACATCTTTGAGGTCTTGAAAGACATCCTCAACGATGTTAATGTATCTTTTAGCAAAAAGGGGATTCATATGTTGACCCTTGATAATGCTCGCACTGCCATGGTGGAACTTTTTTTGGATTCCAGTCAATTTGAAGAATATTCATGTGAACATGAAATTATTGTTGGTATTAATACTACCAACGTGTTCAGAGTTTTGAAGTCGGTCACGACCAACGATGTACTGGTGATGAAAATTGAGGAGGATCACGTGCTCAATATTTCCATTGAGAACAGCGGAAAAAAGAGTCGCAGTCACTTCAATTTACGCCTTTTGGACATCAACGATGAAATGTTCGACGCACCCAACTTGCCAGTGGTCAGCATCACAACCTTTCAGACCGTAGACTTTCAGAGACTCTGTAGGGATATTTCACATATTGGTTCTGAACTGACAATCGAACGTTCCTACAAAAAGGTTGGGTTCAGGTGTGTCGGTGATTTTGCCGAGCAGTATACTGAATATGATATCGATTCGGACACCGCTAAGTTTGAGTCTATGAAAGATACATTTTCTTTGAAATACCTCAATTTATTCACCAAGGCCACTTCAATGTGTTCCAATATGAAACTTCTCCACCACGGAGAGGAGATGCCTCTCGTCCTGGAGTACAAGGTTACTTCTCTAGGTGAACTCAGGTTCTACCTGGCACCAAAGTCTGAGGAGTAAGTTCTTCGTTCTTGTCGATGACAATTTTCTTACCAAACATATAGACGTGCCACTCATCTGGTACCTCCTCGTTTGCGTCAAATAGATCTTTCATACAGATGTCTTTGACGTTGTGAAAGTCCGACCTAGGACCCGCATAGCGAAGGAAGCGAGCCGTGTCCCACATTTTTACCTCGCCATTCTCCATAATCGCTTCGACCTTTTGAATCATGATGGGTCCCTTCATTCCTTCCGATTCTTCGACGTGATGAACCTTGCGCATGGGATCCCTGGTCACCATGGAGTAGGGTGAACCACGATAGGTATACTCTTGCTCGTAACGAATGTTCTCGACACATTCCGGCTTCTTCCTTCTCAGAACATAAATTGCATCCCTGAAATCGGGGTAGTAACACATGATGTAGGTCTCGCCTGACTTCATCAAGGGCCATCCTTCCATGATTCTCTTCCACTCAGACGATGGGAACATACAATCCTTTTTGGTGTTGATATCGTAAATCATCTTCAAAGGCATCGTGATTCGGTAGGGGTCTTCGTTGTACCACCACCCAGCCAGCTTGATGAGTAAATTATACATTTAAAGTTATAGTGACATTTTTCTTTAAATGAGTTTACTCGAGAGGTATCATGCCAAGCTAAAGGAATATGAGAATGATCCCCCGACACTTCATGACTATATCACCATGGCAGCCCCCTTCATACACAGATATCATGAGGAAAATTGTAGACGCGACATATTTTTGGAGTACATGCGCGTCGTGGAAAAAGACATCACGACGGTGACTGATAATGATTTTATTGACAATAATGCTATTCAGGTGGATAATTGTAAAAAGTGTAATTCAACAAATGTTTATGAAAATGATATTGATGGTGAAATTGTGTGTCAGGACTGTGGTGCATGTGAAAAATATATAGCTACGAGATTGTCTTATCAGGACGAACAGGACATTTCAAAGAATACTCAGTACTCATACAAAAGACAAAACCACTTCAATGAGTGGGTTCAACAATTTCAAGGGAAAGAGACTGCAAATATCCCAGATGATTTGATAGAAAAATTGCGTTACGAACTCAAGAAGCAGAGGATCGAACAGATTTCCAAGATTACTCACGCCAAGGTCAGAGGTCTCCTGAAAAAATTGCGTCAGAACAAATACTATGAACACATCCCCTACATCACAAACATTCTTACTGGCGTGAGACCTCCAGAGATGCCATCTGCTTTGGAGGAACGTCTCAGACTCATGTTCAATGAAATACAAGAACCCTTTGATCAAGTCTGTCCAAAGGACCGAAAGAACTTTTTGAGTTACCCCTATGTTCTATACAAATTTTGTGAATTGCTCGGTGAAGATCAATACCTCCCTTACTTCCCACTTTTGAAGTCCAAAGAGAAACTCACCCAACAGGATGTCATCTGGAAGGACATGTGCAGGATACTCAAGTGGGAATTTATTCAAACCGTATAATAAGTAAGGATGTCGTCCTACATGAGACTGAATGACGGGATTTCCCTCAATAAGATCAACCCTTATGCCGACCCCAAGGAATTCACCCCCGGCGTTCCTCTGGGTGGTGCCTACAAGACGGTCTATGCGCCATCCAGTGAACCCCAGGTGGCGCTTGTGAACTCGGTTCGTCCCACAGGAGATGCTCTCGGGGGACCTCTCGAGACCCAGATGGCAGAGCCGAGTCCGGGTTGCAAGAAGACCATCGCCGCCGGATGGAGGACTCCCTACTACTGCACGCCCGGATCTCAGGACTATCCTCTCAACCGGAAGCCCGTGCCAGAGCGCATCTATTCACTGCCTCCCTGGAACGCGACGCCCAAGGTCAAAGACGACTCCATCCTGATGAAAAAGGAGGGCATGATGGGAAGCATGGATGCTGCCAACCTTGCTGGTAACACTGCCGCTGCTATCCTCATAGCCCTGAGTGTGATGACGCTTGTCAAATTTTTGTAATTTTGTCACCCTCGATTTTAGGGTTTCGTTTTTCTATTGTATCCCTCTCGGACTGAATTTTATTCAGGATACCTGGACACTCATGAAACTCCAGTTGGATACAAGAGGTACACAGAGACGTGTGATCACAGTGATCACATGGAATACAGATCATCTTCTTCTTCTTACAGTGACCACATCTCATATTAAAGAAGTGACGAGTCTTACTTTTAAATATGGAAGCCAGAAACTTTCGAACCTTTCTTGGGAACATCATCAAGGCGCATGATGCGATCAAGGGATCCAAGCCCACGTTGCCCAGAGTGTCCACGATGACTGTCATGGGAGGCAGAGACGGCATCACGACCCCTCTCGCGACTTTCAAAGAGAAGTTTGTCGACGGGACTGATGGTTGGAACATGGGCACAACTCACTTTAACAACTCACTGACGCTGTCCAAGGATGTCGGTGAAACCAAAAAGCGCTCGGTCAAGTTGTTTCCCAATGGGAAGATTCATGTGACAGGATCATCTACACCCATGGAAGGCCTGGACATCATCCAGGAGATTCAAAAAATAGTAGATGAGGTCTTTCCTGAGACCACCAACAGTCCCGTGTCACCCATGGAAACACAGATGATCAATGCAACGTTCCGTCTTCCTCACGGCATCGATCAGATGGCTTTACTGGATCTTTACAAGAAGCACAAAAACTTCGTGACTAAGTCATCTTACAGCCCAGAGACCTACTCGGCGGTGAAAGCCAAGATGTTCAACATGACGGTCAGTGTTTTTAAAACGGGTAGCATCGTGATGTCGGGTGCCAAGAATTTCAAGGACATCGCCAAGGCTTACAGGTTCCTGATCAGGGTTCTCTACGATCCACAGGTCAAGGGAGACTTCATCGAGATCAAGGAAAAGAATGACAGACTGATCCACCAGCGAGAATCATTTCACCAGAGGATCAGGGATTTTTATCTACTGAATAAGTAAAAGATGTCTCAGCGTCTTGGTATGGCCGATGGTCGCGCCTTCACGATTTACACTTCGAACCAGCTGATCAACGACAAGATCATGGCTGATAATGGTATTGCGTATCCTCTTAACTACCAGTACCGCCAGCTGATCGCCAAGATGGGTCCTGATCTGCTCAAGCCCGTCACCGATCTGCAGCGCGTGGGTCCGGTGCCCGCCAACAGCATCACCCGATGCTTCTCGGCTGACGTTCCGCTGCTCAAGGTTCCCAAGACCAACTAAGTTTAGTTAAAGAAGTAACACCTTGAAATTCCATTATGGACTACGTAAAGCAATTTCAAGATGCATGTGCCGCTATGAAGAAGGACGGAACACTCACCCAGGAGAGGATGACCGTCGCCTGGCTCATGTTTATGCCCAAGGATCAGGCTGAAAAGGCGATGAAACTTAGTTCGCGTAAAGCAACCCGCCCATCCCGTTCTGGACCCTGAGGATGTTGTAGTTGACCGCGTAGACCGCACCGTTGACGGTGGAATCGGGCAGGCGAAGTGTCGCCGAGTCCATGCGCGAGAAGTTGCAGGTACCCGTGGGCTGAAGCTTGGAGGCATCCAGACAGAAGGGGATCATCAACTTAACACTTTCGAATCCAGAATCCGGATCACCACTGTTCACACCAAATTGTGTATGGTGATACGCCGACACCTGATTGTAGTGAGGCGTCGCGGGCTTCTTCTCACCAACGTCCACACCATTGAGCTGGAGAAGAACGTCGTTGGAAGTGTTAAAATTGGAGCCGGTGGAAGCAATGAACTTGACCGGGTGATTGAACGTGAGGTCCATCGTCTTTGAGCTAGAAGCGGGGATGCGCTGAACCTGGTGAATTAGCATGTCCATAGGCTTCTCAGCCATCATGCGGCGCTCATCGGCATCGAGGTAGATATACCGGGTCCATGCCTGGACATCGGTACCCCCGGTACCACCGGTAATGTCGCTCCCCCAATAGATTCGCATCTCTACATCGTGGTACTGAAGGGCGATCAAAGGAAGAGCCGACTGCCAGTTCTCACAGAACCAGAACTTGAAAGGATAAAAAAATGCTTCCGGGTCAGATCCGCCCGGTCCTGGACCGTAGATACTCTTGGAGAACGAGTTCGCCATGATGTCCGTGTGAATGGACGCCGAATACTCATAATGCTGAGTATCAATGAGTTGTCCTCCGATGTAAAGCTCGACCTTATCAATAGCGGTACTCCAGTTAATGTTTGATGTTGCACCAGAGTTAGCGTTAACCAAATAAACATATGAAAGCATGTCACCCTTGCGCTCGAAGCGGATCGACGAGAGACCGTTGTTCGCCGGGGTGTTCTGGATCACCTGACGCTCAATCACGCTGGAAAAATTAGAATGGCGCTTGTATGATGACTGGAAAAAGCTCACCTCCGGGTTGCCAACCAGGTGCGTATCCTGGGCACCCACCGCGACAAGTTGCGTAATACCACCCGACATATTTCAGTTATTACTATTGGACAATAAAATATTAACCAGTTATAAGACGTGTGACCATC